ATTATTGAAAATGAAGATGGTTCTGTAACTATTGGTGAAGAAGAAATGGTTCAAGAGGATGTTCCTTTTGGTGCTAATTTAGCGGAGGTTGTAGATGAAGATGATCTAGGATCAATCTCCCAAGAATTATTAGAACAAATAGAAGATGATGCTGCTTCTCGTGATGAATGGATGCATGCTTATACCCAAGGCTTAGATCTTTTAGGATTTAAGTATATGGAAAGAAGTCAACCGTTCCAAGGAGCAAGTTCCGTGACTCATCCTCTTTTAGCCGAAAGTGTTACATCCTTTCAATCCCAAGCCTATAAAGAATTATTACCAGCAGGGGGTCCTGTAAAATGTAATGTTGTAGGAATTCAAAATAAACAAACAGAAGAACAAGCACAGCGTGTAAAGGATTATATGAACTATCTCATTACAGATGAGATGGAAGAGTTTGATCCGGATACCGATCAAATGTTATTTTATTTACCTCTGGCAGGATCAGCTTTTAAAAAAATTTATTATGATGCAGGAGTTAATAGACCGGTATCAAAATTTGTTCCGAGTGAAGATTTAATTGTTCCGTATTTATCAACGGACTTACAATCAGCCGAGCGTGTAACGCATGTGCTGAAGATGACAAAAAATGAAATTAGAAAAGGGCAAGTAGCCGGAGTATACCGAGATGTAGATTTAGCAGAACCGGATATGGAGCAAAGTCGTGTTCAACAAAAATATGATGACTTAGAAGGAGTGAGCCGAGTTAATTATGATGACCTTTATGAAGTATATGAAACACATTGCGATTTAGACATAGAAGGGTTTGAAGATAGAGATGAGCAATCAGGAGAGCCAACTGGTATAAAGATACCTTATGTTGTTACCTTGGTTAAAGATACAGGAAAGATTCTTTCTATCTACCGTAACTACAAAGAAGAGGATCCTCTTAAGAAAAAAATTCCATACTTTGTGCATTACAAGTTTTTGCCTGGTCTTGGCTTTTATGGTTTTGGTCTTATCCATATGCTTGGAGGTCTCTCCAGGACGGCCACGTCCGCCTTGCGTCAATTGGTTGATGCAGGAACGCTGGCTAACTTACCGGCAGGATTTAAAGCTCGAGGTATTAGAATTCAAGATAATGATACCCCACTCCAGCCAGGAGAATTTAGAGATATTGATGCACCAAGTGGTGACTTACGACAAGGCTTATTACCTCTTCCTTATAAAGGACCCGATCAAACATTATTCGCCTTATTAGGTTTTGTTGTTGATGCAGGAAAAAGATTTGCTGCTGTTGCGGATCAAAAATTAGGAGAAGGTTCACAAGCAAATCCAGTTGGTACAACGATTGCGATGATTGAACAAGGTTCAAAAGTCATGAGTGCTATTCATAAACGAATGCACTATTCTCAACGAAATGAATTTAGAATTTTAGCAAGAATTATTACTGATTATCTTCCACCTGAATATCCATACATGGTAGCTGGTGGCGACCGCATGATTAAGCAAACAGATTTTGATGAGCGTGTAGATATTATTCCTGTTTCTGATCCAAATATTTTTTCAATGGCACAGCGTATTACACTTGCTCAAACCCAATTACAATTAGCGCAAGCTAATCCTCAAATCCATAATCAGTATGAAGCGTATCGCCGTATGTATCAGGCAATGGGGATACAAAATATTGATCAAATTTTACCTCCTCCTCAACAACCACAGCCTGTCGACCCAGCAATAGAGAATTCACAAATGTTAATGCAAAAACCCGCTGTTGCGTTTCCACAACAAGATCATCAAGCTCATATTGATGCTCACCGTGCCTTTATGTCAACCTATTTAGTTAAAAATTCTGTCCCGGTTCTTGCTTTAATTCAGTCCCATATCTCTAATCATATTAGTGAATTGGCCAAAGAAGAAGTAATGGTACAAAATCAAGCAGCTATTCAAGAACAAACTGCTCAATACGGAGGGCAATTACCACCAGAGTTACAACAACAATTCCAAATTGAAATTGCTAAACAAACTGCCGTAAGGGCTAAGGAAATTACAGAGGAACTAGTTGCAGAAGAACAAGAGTATCTGGAAGGAATGAAAGATGATCCATTAGTGGAATTAAAAGAAAAAGAACTAGGCTTACGTTCAGAAGAATTAGAACTTCGAGCACAAAAAGATGGAGAAAAACAAGCATTAGAGGAACAAAAATTAGCTATTAATACAGTCCAAGAACAAGAAAAGATTGATAATGCTAACAAACATGCAACAATTCGAGAGGAGATTCAACTTGCAAAAGTAATGGAACCTTCTAAATTAAGGAATAAATATTAATCATGATGACTATTGATGAAAAAGATTCTAGTGTGGCTAATTTAACAGCAATTGTATACAATTCAGTACATGCAATGCTTCAAAAAGATAAATTAGATCCTGTTCAACTTGCAATTGCATTAACATGTGCATCTCGTATGCTATTTAATGACTTTGTAGAAAAAGAGGAAATTCCCCACTTTATAGAATATGCAAATAATCTCTTGATTGATTACGATAAAATCACTAAACATTAATATATTATGGCTAAAGCAAAATACATAAACGGTTCTAAGTATCCAAATGCAAAGATGACTGTCTCTGATGACATGAATCCTTATGCAGAACCTACTGTTAATAAAACTTCTGTTCTTTCGACAGCCTCTGTTGCTGTAGAAGGACCAAGAAAAATTGATAACTTAGGAGATGGACCAAAAGGACAACGCAGTAAAATGCAAATTAAGAAGGTACCCTTTAAAGGCGTCTTTTGATGGATTATCCTTCCAATGTCTCTGCGTATTATAGCGCAAGATACGGATGGATATTAAAACGAGAGGAAGGAGTTCTTATGAAAGGTAATACTTGTAAAAACTGCGAACACGGATGCCATTGTTCTAATGGCGGATCCTGCCAATCATGTGATTGCAAAAGTTGCGAACATGAGGTAGGTTAATTTTTATTTTAACGAGGAGGTTTCTATGAAACTAATTAAAGACCTTTGGGGTTGGCTCAAAGAGTGGAATGACTGGGGCATGAAAGACTGGATTAAAGCCGGTATTATTGTTGTAGTAGTTCTCTTTGTACTGTGGAAAATGACTGCAGGAGGAGCTAGTTAATGTTAGGTAAACTTTTTGGCGGAGGAGCGATTAAAGCAGTAACGAAGGTGATTGATGAAATTCACACGAGTGATGAAGAGCGACTTGCTGCTAGAAATACCATAGCAAAAATTGAGGCTGAGTTAAAAAAGCGTCAGATGGACATTAATCTAGCTGACGCTCAGTCCAAGGCTGGAGGGATTTCGGGTGCCATTCAACGTATTTGGAGGCCCCTGATAGGATTTTCAGCAGCCCTTGCAATATTTTGGGAGTACGTATTAAAACAATTCTTAATGTTTCTTATTGCAACATTTAATTGGGAAACCAAACCATTACCTGAATTAGACATGGGCACTCTTATGCCCCTGGTCATGGCACTTTTGGGTATGGGAGCTCTACGTACCTACGAAAAGCAAAAGGGTATTAATGTAGACAAAGGTAAACCTTTACAGTAAAAAGAGTTATGGCTAAAAAATGGATTCAAAAAGCAATTAAAAAACCTGGGGCTTTACGCAAATCTTTAGGCGTAAAAAAAGGAAAAAAAATACCGGCTAAGAAATTAGCACAAGCTGCTAAAAAAGGTGGTAAGTTAGGACAACGAGCTCGACTTGCTATGACTTTGAAAAAAATGAAAAAATAATGCCTTTTAAATCTGAAAAGCAAAAAAAATATTTATTTGCTAACAAACCTGAAATAGCAAAACGTTGGGCTAAAGACTATAAAGATGGGGGGTTTATTGTGGTGAAACCAAGAGGGTTTGGCCGCATGCTTAAAAATAGAAGACCTACAACAAAAATTTTTATATGAGTTCTGAAGTATTAGAAAAAAGAATTATTGAAAACGAGGGGTATCGTAATAAAATTTATAAGGATACCAGAGGATTTCCCACTATTGGGGTAGGCCACTTAGTAACAGAAAATGATGAGTTTGAAGAAGGGAAAGAATACTCTAAGGAAATTTTAATGACAGTCTTTAGAAAAGATGTAGCTAAAGCTGAAGAGGGAGCAAAAAAATTAATAGGACATATCGAAGGATTACATCCTGAAGCAAAAAATTTAATTATTGAAATGGTATTTCAAATGGGAACGTCAGGAGTAAGTAAGTTTGCTAAAATGCTTTTGGCCCTTGAGGAAAAAAATTATAAAGAAGCAGCGGTTCAAATGTTAGATTCTCGTTGGGCTCGTCAAACTCCTCAGCGTTGTCAACGTATGGCAAAGATGATGGAAACATGCATATAGCAAAAGAATTATATGAAGCCTTACATCTAAAATATAAACATGAAATATTAGATGCTAGGGCAAGACTAAGAATTTATTTTGAAAATCCTGTAGCTATTGGTGAACATCCTCAACATACAGAAGAAATGGACAAACTATTAGAAAAAATGGCTGCTGCCGAAGATAAAAAAGAAATTCTAGAGCGTCACTTTCAAGATGAGTATAATAAATAATGGATATAGTAAAAGTTGTAGATTATTTACAAAAAATTTTGAAAACTAGACAAGACCAAGTAAATGATGTTATAATTGGGGATGCAAAAACTTTTGAGAATTATAAATATCTCTTAGGTAAATTGCATGGTTATAATGAAATAAGACAGGAACTCACGGACCTGCTAAAAAAACAGGAGCTATATGAAGACGAGCAAATTGATTTTACCAAAAAATAATATCGTAGATATTAATGAACATCCTTTAAAAGAAAAAGACAATGAATTGGAAAAAGTTCCCGTGCCGACTGGGTTTAGAATAGTTTTATTTCCATTACTTTTAAAAAAGAAAACAAAAGCTGGCCTACATTTAACAGATGATACAATCGAACAATCACAGATTGCTACAAATATTTGTAAAGTTTTAAAAGTAGGGCCGGATGCCTATAAAGATACAGAAAGATTTCCCAATGGTCCATGGTGCAAAGAAGGGGATTGGGTATTAATTACGAAATATGCGGGATCCCGTATTCGTATTGATGGTGGTGAATTACGGATAATTAACGATGATGAAATCCTGGCAACAGTTGATGATCCAAGAGATATTTTGCCAGCAACTTTATTTTAATATGGAGATAATATGTCAACTGAACAAGTAGCCCCTAACAACGAGAAGATGGTTCCTTTGGATACCACAGGTAATGCCGTAGAAGTGGAATTAAAGGAGCAAGAAGCGCCTGAAGAAATAGAAGTTAAGGAAAGTAATATAAAAGAAATTCCCCAAGAAAAAATAAAAAATGAAGAGGAAGTCAAAGTAGAACCAGTAAAAGAAGAAAAAGAAGAAAAAGAGGTAAAAGAAACGGAAGAAGAAAAAGATCCTTATAGGACTGAAGACCTAGAAAAATATAGTAAAGGTGTTCAAAAAAGAATTAATAATCTTGTTGGTCGTATGCGAGAGATGGAAAGAGCGTACAAAGATGTTCAAGAAGAGAATCAAGATTTAAAAAAGAAATACACTAATGTAGGTAAGGGATATGTTTCAGAGTATGAAGGACGAGTATCAAAAGCTGCCGAAGCCGCTAAATCTCAATTAAAAAAAGCAATTGAAGATAATGACACCCAAGGTCAGATTGATGCGCAAGAAGCCTTAGCTCAGGCTAAAGCTGAGTCTATTCGTTTAAATCAAATGAAAGCAGCCCAGAAAAATGATGAAAAATTATATGCCCCAACAACTCCTTCGGATGTTCCTCCATCCCAAGAAATGGCTCCTATTGATACTAAAGCAGAGGAATGGGCTTCTGAAAATCAATGGTTTGGAAGTGATGATGTTATGACAGGAGCAGCTATGGCTTTACATAATCGTCTTGTAACGCAAGAAGGATTTGACCCAACAAGCGATGAGTATTATAGTGAAATTGACACAAGGATAAGAAAAGAGTTTCCTCATAAGTTTACAGATGGTAAAACAGATGATAAACCTATTGAGGATAAAAGAACCGAGACAAAACAGCCCGTTCAGACTGTGGCGCCGGCCGTACGAAAAACTAAATCTGGACGCCGAGTCGTGAAGCTCACACCTTCACAAGTAGCTATTGCTAAAAGACTTAATGTGCCACTAGAAGAATACGCAAAATACGTGAAGGAGGCGTAATATATGACTGAAAAGAAAATAAAAAAATCCCCACGCAAATTAGAAACCCGAGAAAAGGCTGCTCGAACAAGAGGATGGGTTCCTCCTTCAAGTTTAGAAGCACCTGAACCTCCGGAAGGTTTTCACCATAGGTGGATCCGCTATGAATTTCGTGGTGAGCAAGACGAGAAAAACGTTATGGCAAGACTGCGAAGTGGGTATGAATTTGTTATGTTAAGTGAATACCCAGACAGAGTTGATTTACCTTCGATTACCGACGGGAAGTACAAAGGTGTCATTGGAGTCGGAGGATTAATTTTGATGAGATGCCCAATTGAAACGAAAGAGGATAGAGATAAATATTTCGCTAGCCTAACTACGGATCAACAAGCATCTGTTGAAAATGATCTAATGAAAGAAGAGCATCCTAGCATGCCTATCTCGAAAGAGAGGCAAAGCAGAGTAACATTTGGTGGAGGCTCAAAGTCCAAATAAGTTGGGTGAGAGTGCCACCAAGCCAGACTAGAAGGATGTTAACATGGCAAATATAGACAGCCCTTTTGGGCTTATCCCGGTTGCTCATGTAGGTATGACTCCTAATAATGGTGGACAAACACAATATAGTTTAGCAGACAATCAAAGTACTGCAATCTTTACAGGCGATCCCGTAACTTATAAAAATGACGGAACTGTAGAAGTTGCTGATAATACGAAAGCTTTATGTGGAGTGTTTGGAGGCTGTTTTTATACGGATCCAACTACTAGCAAACCGACTTGGTCGCCATATTTTCCCGCAACGTTATCTCCTGGAGATGCGAAGGGATTTATATGGGATAATCCAATGCAAACATTTATTGTTCAGCAAGACTCAGATTCTGTGAATCTACTTGCAGCTAACTTAAATGAAAACGTTAATTTCGTTTTTGGTGCAGGAAATACTACTACTGGTATTTCAGGCGTTGAAATCGATTCTAGTTCCAAAGCTACTACTGCTACTCATCAAGCAAGATTAATTTCTTTTTATGACACTCCGAGTAACAACACTACTGCAAATAACTCGATTTTTGTTATTAAAATTAATAATCACCAGCTTATGGGTGGTACTGGTACTGATGGCGTCTAATAGGAAAGGATAAAATACTATGGCTATTTCAAGAGCACAACTGGCCAAAGAGTTAGAACCTGGCCTAAACGCCCTCTTTGGTCTAGAGTACGCTCGTTATGAGAACGAGAGTGCAGAAATTTTTAGCCAAGAATCAAGCGACAGAGCTTTTGAAGAAGAAGTTATGTTGGTGGGTTTTGGTGAAGCAGCAGTAAAAGCGGAAGGTGCTGCAGTTGATTTTGATACTGCAAAAGAATCTTTCACTGCAAGATATGTTCACGATACAATCGCATTAGCGTTTGCGTTAACAGAAGAAGCGGTAGAAGATAACCTATACGATACTTTATCTGCTCGTTACACTAAAGCACTAGCTAGATCTATGGCTTATACTAAACAAGTTAGGGGTGCCAATGTATTGAACACTGCGTTCTCTACAACTGGTGGTGACGGTTCTACATTAGTAGCAACTGGTCACGGCACTACTTTTGGTGGAACCTGGTCAAACAGAAGTTCTACTGATGCCGACCTTAACGAAACCTCATTAGAGCAAGGCTTGATTGATATTGCCGGCTTTATCGATGAAAGAGGCTTAAAAATTGCAATGAAAGGAAGAAAATTAATTATTCCTGTAAACATTCAATTTGTAGCGGATAGAATTTTAAATTCTACTCTTAGAGTTGGTACTGCTGATAATGATATCAATGCTATCAAAAATATGGGCATGATCCCTGAAGGTTATACAGTAAATCACTATTTAACTGACACAGATGCATGGTTCCTAAAAACTGATTGTCCTAATGGATTTAAACACTTTGTAAGAGCACCACTTGCTACTGGCATGGAAGGTGACTTTGACACAGGAAATATGAGATACAAAGCTCGTGAGAGATACAGCTTTGGTTACTCTGATCCTCGTTGTGTATACGGATCACAAGGTTCATAAACTTACACTGGATCCTCCCAGATACGAAGAAGGCGCTTGTAAGAGCGCCTTTTTTGTTTTATAAATTATTTTAACGTTAATGTTGGTAAAGAGTCATAAGGACTATTTACTGGTCATATTTTAAAAGGAGACTGACATGACAACACATTTTAATAATGGCGTTACTAACGTGGTTAAAGATAAAAGCCCGTTAAAAAACGCAATGATGCCTGATCCATTTCCCGTTACCAATACACAAGGTGGGGGATATGATTTCTTAGGCCAAACGTCGTATATGGATGATTTTTATTCATTCATTACAAGAACTAATACAAGTAATAATGGAAGAGGTTCACCAGGATGGTACGTAAGCCAAACTGCTAGTACTCAAACATGTGCACCAATAGCAGACGCTCATGGTGGATGGTTACAACTAGATGAAGTAAATGCTACTAATGATGCTTATAACCAAGTTAATAGTTTTACTGCTTATCAATTAAGCACAAAAATGAATTTTGGTTTTGAAGCTAGAGTATCAGTTGAAGATGTTTCAGTAACCGAAATGGTTATTGGATTAGTTGATACAGATACAACTTCTCAAGTAGTAAATATTACTGATGGAGTATATTTCTCTAACTTTGCTGATCCTACTTCAATTACGGCTGGAACAGGTTGGTATTTACACGCTGAAAAAAATGGAACGGTA